AAGGGTGGCGCTGTTGAGATTACAGTGGTGCAGCAAATCCACGGTGTCTGTTGGGACGGCGTAGGTGTTCAGTCCTTGCGTCAGGGTGATCGTGCCCTGCTCAAACGTCCACATATTGATGCCGCGGTTGGCCCAGTCAGCAAACAGTAAGTTAAGAGACCGACGCGCCGTCTTGAGGTCATAACCCGTGCGCATCTCTGAACCCGCCCGTTCAAACGCCTCCTCGACCAACTCGGTGAGGTCAAGGTTAAAGCCTGATTGTCCAGAGGTGACTGCCATGGTTAGAACCCGCCTGTTAACGGAGGACCGCCATCACTACCAGATGGGGGTGGCGGAGGGGGTGGCGGAGGGGGTGCAGTCAAACCAGGATTCAGCGGCTGTGGGGCCACGACCGGGGGACGGTATGACGGAGGCTGCAAATACTGCTGCAACGCATCCAGGCCACCGTACTGCTGGCGCTGTTGTTGCCCAAATTGGGCTTGCTGCTGCATCTGGTTTTGCATCTGCCCGTAGCCGTAGTCTTGTTGGGGCATTTGTCGCCCGTACCCACCACGACCGCCAAAGCCACCGCCCATGCGACCGCCAAACGCACCACGACCGCCGCCGTAGCCGCCACGACCGCCAAAATCAGGCATGCCCATCCTGTTGTCTATGCGTTGATTGCCGTAAGTTTCAGGGGAATACAGGGTCATTTGGTCCAGCATGGCGTCTTGGGTAGCCTGCGGCGGCATTACCGCAGGCATGGCTCTATTGAACCCTGTGTCACCCATTTGTCCTTGCTGCGGCATCACCGCAGCCCGCATGTCATCTTGGGTAGCCTGCTGCCACGCGGACTGTAGTTGTGTTTGGTGTTGTGCATTGCGCTGCTGTTGCATCTGGTCAATGTTGCCGTATGGGTTTTGCATCTGCCCTTGTTGGGGCTGCTGGAACCCGCGCAGCTTGCCCTGCAAGTCTTGCAACTGCTGGTACATGGGCGCTTTCTGCATGTACTCGTTCATCTGGCGACCAAGGTCTTGCTCCTGCTTCTGGTACGCCTGGAAGTCCGGGTTGTTCATGTATGAGGGTTGTTGTGGCTGTTGCTGGCCCAAATACCCGCCCGCCCATGAAGGCGTCTGTGCCTGCGGCATCTGCATGGGTGTTGGTTGTGAAGGCCCGTTGGGGTTCTGCATCTGTTGCTGCTGTTGATTTGCCCCATAGCCGGGACTTTGGTTAGGCCCTAGTTGCTGCCCGCCAAACGGGTTCTGCATCTGCTGCATGCCATACGGCTGCTGTTGCTGCATACCGAACGGACTGCCGCCGCCAAACATCGTGTTCATCCCTTGGCCAAAATTGCTTTGGTTTGTCGATTGCTGCGGAGCACCGCCCGTTGGGTCGTATGGCCGCGCAGACGCATTGCCCATGGGTTGCTGCCCATAGCCGCCTGAACCGCCTACACTGCCTGCGCCACCACTCATTATCGGTACCCCGCTGTTTTCTTTGCGATGCTTTTGGGTTGCGCCACAAACTGTTTACCCGCCGCCTTGCCTGCACGTTTTGCCCGCGTTGTCGCAGCATACTCGGCAGGACTCAGGCTCTTGATCGCTGCTTCAGGCAAGTACCGCTCCCCCGTCTTGGACGAAGGCTTCCCCGACTTGGTACGCCACTTCTGGTCACCCCAGTTTTTAAGGGAAGTCTGCGGTGCTTTCATTCAAAGTCTTCAGCGGTCAAACCAGCATCTTCAAGTGCCAACTCTTCTAAAATTTCGTCCGTGCCACAAGTGCAAGGGCCATCTTCCATCACGGCGCAATCGTCCATATGTCTTTTAATCACGATAACCTCCTCCAGCAGCCTTGTACTTCTTGGCTACCAACTGTGCTTTCCGGGCTGACCATTGGCCTGCGCCTGTTCCGTGGGTTGCCGCTGCCTTCACCTGGGAGACAATCTTCTTGCGAAGACCGGGCTTGGTGTAATTCCCAGCAGCATTCACCGTTCCACCTTCTTTGTACTCAGTGAAATCGGTGTCATCCCGGCGCTTCTTACGCTTGGCTCCGGGCATTTTGGAGGGGTTGATGTCCCCCATCCCACGGCTGGCAATCATCTCAGCACTTACCGCCAGACTTCATGCCCAGGGGCTTGGAGCCAGCCATCTTGACCATCGTGCCCTTGGTTTTACCCTTGGAAGCGATGCCGTCACGGCTGGGGGCACCAGTCTTGACGCTGCCCATTTTGGCGGTGGTGATGCCACCAGACGCCATCTTCTTCGTGCCCATTGCTTTTTTCTTAGCAATCATTTCCATGAAAGGGTTTGCTTTAGCCATATCACCACCTCTTTTAAAAGACTTGCCTTTGTCGGCGTTGCTGAAATCTTTGCCCACGGATTGTGGGACTCCTACCTTCTTGGCAAACGATGGGTTGTGGGCCACCGCAGCCATGAAATTGTGCTGTTTCTTACTTGTTGACGGCATCGTCGGCCTTCTTGTTCCAAGGAAGCACTTCAGAAAACGCTTTACCCGTGACCATTTCCGTAATCCGCATGGAGGTCCACACAATGGTCAAGACACCACCAACCAGAGCAACAACAGGCGTGACGACCCCAAGGAAGCCCCCAAGGCCCATTACAACTGCCGCACCGTCAACCATGTTTTTGGTGTCGTGGTTCATGTCAGTACATCTTTCCACGGGTTCTACCCCGCTTAGCAATACCGTCTGCACGTTTGGATGCTGTCGTACCGCCACGTTTGAAAGATTCAGACGTTGCATCCTTGTTTTCACGCGAGTTCAGTCTGAACGTGTCTTGTATGTTCTCAATCTTGGCCGCTACATTGGGGTCGGACGCATTTGCAGACAACTTAGCCCCCCGGATAGGTGCGTTTGAGTCTCTTGCTTTTGAAGCACCTTGCTCCGAATCAATCCTGTCTCTAGCTGCCTTCATGGTAGAACGAGGAATCTGCCGTTGCAGGCCTTTGTCCATGTTTAACAAGTCGGTCAGGTCTTTTTCTGCGCCGTACTTTTCTCTAAAGTCCGCAAGTTCTTTGGCAGAAACAACCGCTTTACCGCCGCGAATTGCTCTATCTGGATTTGGTGTGTACGCCATGATTGCCTCAACATTTCCAAGCCCGCAGGCTCTTGTTAATCCGACTGTTTGGGTCTTTGGCTGTCTTCTCGGATGTGAGCTTTTTCTTCATCCCAGTCATCCTTGCACAGAAAGAGTCGCGCCTGCTGCCGCCCTCTGGCTGCGGTGCTTTCAGCCCCGGCTTGCCGGGATTGGCTTTGTTGTAGGAAGCCCGACCCTTGGCGTTCAAGCCGCCCTTCTCGGATTTGCCTTCCTTGCGTTGCCATGCAGGTGACTTAGCCATAGTACATAGTTGTTGAGTTCAAGCCAGTGAAGTACGAATACACGCCGTTGTACGCACGAACACCTTCGCCGGGAATCAAAAAGCCGTTGAAGAAGTAGTCTTCAGCAGTTGCTTGATACGTTATCAACCACCTACCCACAGCATAAACAGCCGCTGGCGTGGCAGTAATAGTCCCAGAATTGATGTCGGTGAGCGTAAATGTGTCCGCGCCCGTGCGAGTTATGGTGTACGTGCCGTCAGTGGCCGTACCGCCCGTACCGCCTGCAAAGTGGATGCCGATAACGTCCCCGGTAGACAGCCCGTGTGCCGTCTTGGTCACCGTCACAGTGTTACCGCTACGCCCGTAGGTCACACTTGCAGAAACAGGGACGTTTGTAGTGTCAAACAAGGTCATAAAACCTGCAACACCGCCACCTGTATACGACACCGCCTTAACCCGTGTTGGGTACGGAACCATGAAGCCGCTCTCGTCTAGGTGCGCCTGTTTTACATCATATTGCATCGTCATAATCAAACTCCTTTAAAACAGGGGCCGAAGCCCCGTTGGGTTGATTAAGAGTTGGCAAACGGCGTGGCAACCGTACCCGTACCAAGCACTGTGCCAGTAACCATGTATTTGAGTGCGTCAATTGCAAAAATGCTTACCCATGAACCAGCAACACCGCCAGTGGTCGTGCCGTTTAAGTTGATAAAGTCGTTTGCAGCGGCAGCAGAGAAACCAACCAACGTAGCGCCGTCGGAGTCCGTGTCGTTCATGATGATCGTGCCAATGTACTTGTCCGTGCCGTCAGTGGCAATTTTCAACGAGCTGGTGGCAATCGTGGTAGGAACCCAGATGGTGTAAACAACGCCTTCGTTGTTTGCTGTGCTGGGGTCTTGGCCGGGGCCAGAAGTGGTGGGATTAGCGGAAGCATTGATGGTGGGGAGCGTCAAAGTGACGTCTGCTGCCAAAGTGCCGCCAACAGAAATGATGCGACCGCCGTGGTCAATGGGGTTCAGCGTGGTGCTGGAAGTGATTACGACAACAGAAGCGGGGCCTTGTTGGTAAATGCCGCCCAATGAACGAACTGGGCCTTGAAACGTAGTGCGTGCCATGATAATTTCCTTACATGCAAGTGGGGCGTATCTGTCTGCATGTCGTCAGCCGGGACTGTCAGATACACCGGGAACCCCGGAATGCAGTCAATATATCATGGTTTTTGGTGGGGTGCAAGGAGCTTGTTTGACTTCTTCAAGTTTTCTTTTTGCGTAATAACGCGCAAGTTCCATGGCACGTGCAAACCGCACACTTCATGCGAACGCAAAGGCACAATGTGGTCAACAACATATTGTTCCCCAGTAGTTTGGGTCATGATTATGGCCATCTTGTACATTTCGCGCATCTGGGCTTTTTGGCTTTTACTAAGCCATTTGGGCGTGGCTTCGCGGTGCTTACGTCTCCGGTTCTTGGTATCGGCGCGTACCCAAATAAGGTTGCGCTCTTTCCATGCATTCTGATATTCACGCTTTACGTGCTGCGGGCGTGTAGACGCCGCAGCAATAACCGTTTCACGGTTTTCTATGTACCACGCATTCTTTCGGTCTTTGACATCTTCGCGCTTGTTGTACTCATGAAAGTACCCCGCCCTAGCTTCGTTGCCTTTTACCCACTCGACCTTTAGACACTCAACACAAGCGCCTTTAGTTTTGCGTGGGGCTATGTGCCCGTGTTTGCAGGGCTGTCCGGTGAAATAGTACTTACTGCCGGTTTTCTTTGCTTCTTCCCGTGTGGCGGGCATGTGGGATGTGTCCATTGTTTTCTCCTGTGACTTAGTTACAGGTAATTGTAGCACAATAAAAAGCCACCCGAAGGTGGCTTTTAGAGAGGTCGGAGATATTAGGCTCCGGCTGAACCCCACATCCCGAGCGGATCGCTCCAGCCGAAGCTGTATCGTTCTCTCGCTTTGTAACGGACGTTACCGGTATCGAAGTCTCCATCCATTGAGTTAGCCAAAGGCATACGCTCGAAATGCTTCATGCCGTTGGGAACGTCGGTAATCAAATACCAGCCGTTCGAATCGGTCAAGAAGTGGTTGACGCAGTAGCCTTCAGGAATCGCACCCATCTGCTTGATAGCGTTGATGTCGTTATCAGCAGTAGAGACGCGCAGCTCAGTGTCAAGCAAACGCTTGGCAACGAACATCAGCGCTGGGGGGATGACCATCTTGCGAGGCTTGGCAGCGATCAACAGACCGCGCTCATCGGTCCATGCAGCGATTTGAATCACGGCATTTTCCAAGGAGGTCTCGTTCAAGTCCACGCCGGTGGTGGGGCTGTTGTAGTTAACAGCGCCATTAACCAAGGGGTGGCCAACACGAGTGCTGGAGCTGTTGTTACCGAACAAGGTCACGCCATCACCACCCAAGTACGAACCGTTGAAACCGTTGTTGATGACGGCTGCGGCTTTAACTTGCTTGGTGTAGGACATCGCACGGGCCAGGGCTTTGGTGTAACGAGCAGACAATGAGTCATACAAGTTATCTTCCACAGCTTCCTCGGTGATCGAGAAGCCCAGGGCGATGGTTTCGTGGTTGTAACGGGCGGTAAACGCTTCCTGCGCATTGTCGTACGCGATGGCGGAACCCTCGTTCTTGACGGGAGCAGCACCGAAACCAGCAAGCTTGGTCTCTTCTTCGAAGCTACGCTCTGATTTCTCAGTTTCGTAGATTTCTTTGTGCTCTTCGCCGTAGCGAGCGTATTCCAAACCGAACAAAGCGTTCAGACCAGGGAGCAACTCTTTAAGTAGTTGTGCGCGTGAAATTGCCATTTTGAGTTACTCCTTACAGGCCAACTGCGTTGGTAAATGAGTGATAGCCGGGGTTAATTTTGACCAGAATATCGGTGTAGGCGTCGCCCACAGTCGAGAAACCTTGCATATTAACGAACCCAACAACACGGAATGCTGCGGTGGTGGTCACAGCCGAGGAGCCTGCCACGACGGAAGCCGTAGAGTTACCTGTGGTTGTGCTGCCAGTTGCCACAGCGCTGGTTGAGAAGAACACGTTTGCGCCCACGGCAGCTTGCGTGACAGAGCCAGCAGACTGAACTTGGAACACAACACCGGGATCATCCACAACGTAGGCGTTAATCACACCAGTCACACCCGTGGGGTAGTACTGCGCGTAGATCACTTGGCCTTGGGTGTTGATGTAAGAACAGCCAACAAACACACCTACGATGCCCGTATTAGCGGTGCCAGTAGGAAAGCCGTTGGTGGTCGCATCAGCGCCAGTTGCGGTGGCCACAGCCAAATAGCCGTTTGCATTCACGTACACGGGCGAACCGTTGTAAATGCTCGAGGCCGTGCCTGCGGGGTCGATGAGATACGAACGGGTTGCACCTGCATATGGTGTGCCACCCAGCTCATTCACGGGTTTTAGCCCGTATGGGGATGCTACTGATGCCATTTAAGGACTCCTTGTTTACTTAGAACCTGAACCAAACCCTTTGCCGCCGCTGACTGAGGACTTGCGGTCCGCAAACAAGGGCATACGAGGGTCATTGTTTCGCATGAAGTGGTTGTCCACCGATTCCATCTGGTTTTGTGCTTGTCGGTCGTAATAGTCATCCCGTGCGCGTGCTTTTTCGGCGATCATCTTGCATAGCATGAGCCCGCCAATTTCCACGTTCCCGGTCTTTGCATTACCTTCAATCATCAATTCCGGATGATCTTCTGCCTTGACTGGCTCCCAGCCGTCGCGCATCTTTCGAGACACGTTGGTGGGTTCAGCTTGCCCTAATACGTGCGTAGCTACCCAGCGGTACACATATCCTGGCTCCGGGGTCGGATCAGGCAGTGCCGAGGACGGCGTATACACATAACGAGCTTGCTTGTCGCGTGACACATTGTCACGGGGGGTACGGTTTTCAGCCATTTTGACTCTCCAATTTTGCTACTTGAGCAGCGTACTGCTGCGGGGTTAATCCAAATTTCTTTGCCAGTGCGACCTGGGTCTGAGTGAGTTGGACTTTCTTGGCACCCGACGAACGGGTCGCGGGTGCTGCAACGGCAGCAGGTCGTCTTGGGGAATCACCCGACCTTGGCTTGTCTTCTGTACCACCGAAAACTTCGGGGAACTTCGACTTCACGCGAGCATTAATTTGCTCGAAATACTCATCAGTGCGGGGATCGACCCCGTTGTTGACTAGTTTTTGATGCAGCCCTAGTGCGTAGCTGGTGACTTCTTCGAACCCGTTGGAACCAAACCACTGGTTTTTTGCCTGCCGGCGCAGGGTTTTTTCGTCTGGTTGCGCTTGTTCGGGTGCGCTTTGCCGCGTTTGTACAGCATATTCTTCAGCTTGTAAAGGGGGTGGGCGAAAATTTTTCGCTTGCTCCAACCGCCACTTGGCGTCAGTAAGTGCTTCCTGCGCTGCAATTATGGCGTCAGTGTCAAACGCTTCCTGGGCATCCTTGTACTGGCGACGGGCTTTCTCCAGCTCGGCTTCCGCCGCACTTTTGGCCATGGTGCCGTACTGTTCTGACCCAGTTGAAACATACTGTTTTAACTGCTTGTTCTCGTCGATGCCCCGGCAGAAGACGCAAACAACGATGAGAAAGCAACCATGCTGCCAGAGCCAACAGGCTGGAAGCTGCTGTGTGCGGTGCCCGACATATCTGAAAAGATTGATGGCACTGAG